CATGCTTGAGGTGCATGTGCCGAAAGGCGTCAGGGTTCAAGTCCCTGCCTGAGCACCACTCTCGAACGACCCGGCCCCGCGCCGGGTCGCTCCTTTTTGCGGTTCCGCGCGCATTCCGCTTTTCCTCCGGGGGCGGGCCGTGCAACCGTCCGCCATGCCCGGCAACCCGCTGAACGTCCTCATCCTCGGTTCCGGCGGCCGCGAGCACGCCCTGCTCAAGGCCTGCCTCCGCAGCCCCCGCGTCGCCTCCGTCCGCGTCGCCCCCGGCAACGGCGGCATGGCGCTCGAGGCCGAGTGCCTCGCGGTCGACCCCTGCGATCCCGCCGCCGTCGTCGCGCTCGCGCCGCGCGGCTCTGGATTCGAGATGACATGCACCACATGCAAGCACGACCAGGCGAAACGACGCGAGTGGGGATGCGACGCGGCAACCCCCGAGCCGATCGCATGGATCGACCCTTGCCCTTTCTGCGGCGGCAAGGACGACGCCTGCACGCATTGCCAGGGGACGAATCGGGTCGGCGTGCATCGCTGTCCCAATGCACTGGTCACGCAACGCGAGCTGCACGCGATCACGGCGTCGGCGCTCGTCGAGAACGGCGTGCTCCCAGATCCCGGTGGATGGCAGGACCAGGCCGCGACATTCACGCAGGCCTGGCCGCTCATCATGCAGGAAATCGAGCACTGGCGCGGCGTGCATCGCCGCATGGCGCAGCAGCAGGCCAAGAAATGACGAGGCGAGCACATGGCACGATCTGAAAAGCGCACCCTCTCGATCGAGGCTCGGCTCAAAAACTACATCAAGGGCGACCTCAACGCGCTCGAGCGCGGCATCGGGCGCTTCGCGCTGGTGTCCGTTCGCTCCTTCCAGAACCTGAAGGGCGCGCTATTCAACGTCAAGAGCGCCGTCGCCGGCGTCGGTCTCGCGTTCGGGGCGATCCAGTTCGCGCAGTTCGCGCGCGACACCGCGGAGCAGGCCGACGATCTGCGCGATCTCGCGACCGCAACGGGCGACCTCGTCGAGAACCTGTCCGAGCTGCAGGCAGCCTTCAAGCTGTCGGGCATCAACGGCGACGCATTCGAGGGCACCGTGCTCGCGCTCGCGAAAGCGCAGCGCCAGGCGCTCGACGGCAACCGCCAGGTCGCCGCCGGCTTCGAGGACCTCGGCATCACGCTCGACGAGCTCCGCAACCTGGCGCCTTCGGCCTTGTTTGAGCAGATGTCGGCCGGCCTCGAGCAATACAACAGCGAGCAGGATAAGGCCGTCGCGCTCGGTAAGATCGTCCCGAAGCAGTTCCTCGAGCTGCTCCCGGCGATCGGGCAGGGCGTCGCAGAGTTCCAGGCGAACATCGCCAACGTCCGCGAGGTCGGCGCAACGCTGACCGAGGAGCAAGCTGCATCGGCGGCAGCGGTCACGGAATCGCTAGACAAGCTGGGGATCGCAACGGACGCCGTCGGACGCTCGCTGCTGCAGGCCTTCGGGCCGGAGGTCGCCGGCTATCTCGAAGGGCTCGCTCGACTGATCGCGCAAAACCGCGACGCGATCGCCGACTTCGCGAAGCAGATCGGCACGGTCGTCGTGCGAGCTGTGTCGCTGGCGATCGACGGCGTCATCGCGCTCATCGCTGCGATCGACTCCGTGCCGGGCGTTAGCCTGGTCGACGAAGAGGAGGAAAAGAAACTCAACGACCTGCTGCGTCAACGAGAGGCAGCACTTCTGCGCAACAATGAAGCCTACCGCAAACTGAGAGAACAAGAGCAAACTGGCTTTGCTGCTGGCACTGATGCACTGCGGAAACAGCTCGAGGTTACGAATCAAGAGTTCCTAGCTATCCAGGCGCAGGTCCGCGAGCAGGAGAAGAACGTCAACGTCGCCGACCGCCTGCGCAACCTGAAGCAGGAGATCGCCGACCAATCGGCCGCAGCCGCTGACGCTATCCGCCGCGAGGCCGAGGCAACTAAGCAGGTCGTGCAGCAGCAGGCCGCGGCGCCGGCGAGCAACCCGCAGCAAAACGGCGTCCCGGCGCTCGGTCTGCCGTCGTTGTCAAAGCTCGCCGACTACGCGCGCCAGGTCGGCACGCAGCTCGGCTCGGTCTTCCGCTCGACTCGAGGCCAGCAAGCGCCGACCGTATCGCGCGACGATGCGCTAGCGACGCAGAAGGACACGCTCGCCGTGCAGCAGCAGATCGCCGCGATCCGGCAAAACGAGCAGGCGATCCGCGACCTCGCCGTCGAGGCCGACAAGCTGCAGCTCGAGGAGATCTTCAACGAGGGCAAGATCTCGGCCGAGGAATATGGGGACGTCTTGAAGCTGCTCAACGACCGCCAGGCGAAGCTGAAGCAGCTCGTGAGCGGCGGCGATTTTTGGAAGGGATTCAACGATGGAGCAAGGGACGCGATTCGCGAGCTGACTGATCTGACCGAGATCGGACGCGAAGGCGGTCGAGCTCTGGTCGACGCCTTCGGTAGCGGACTCACGGACGCGCTCACCGACATCGCTATGGGCACTAAGACTGCTAGCCAGGCCTTCCGCGATATGGCGCGCGTCATCATCGGAGAGATCGCGCGCATCGCTGCAAAAATGCTAACGGCCAAGATCGTCGGCTCGTTGTTCGGCGCACCAGCTCTGGCCGAAGGCGGTGTCATGCCCGGACAAGTTACCGGCACGGCACCGGTCCGCGCTTTCGCGCGCGGCGGCATCGCACGTCGGCCGACAATGGCACTGTTTGGCGAAGGCAACAACGCCGAGGCCTTCGTTCCGTTGCCAGATAACCGCAGCATCCCGGTCAGCTTTGTCGGCGGCGGCGCGCAGACCGGCACGCAGATCGCGATCAACATCACGGCGATGGATTCGCGCGACGTGCATCGAGCTCTACTCGAGCAGCAGGGCACCCTGCGGCAGATCTTCACCAACCAGCTCGAGACCAAGAACGGACTGCGCGGCGCCGTGCGCAGGGCGGCCGGCTGATGGGCACGCGCTGGGGTGACATCATCACGCAGCCGATCTCGGCGACGATCACCGGCGTCGGCACTGCGGTCGGACCCGGTGGCACTACCGGTGGCGACGCATGGCAGCTCGTCACCAAGCTGTCGACCAGCGACATGCCAGCAGGCGCAAGACGCTACGGCTTGATCGTCACGGGCACCGTTCACAACCAGGCCAACGCCGGCAGCGGAGGAACGCCGCAGCATGCTCTCGTGCAGGTCTGCCTCGGCCGAGCCGGAGGATTCAAGGCGAGCAACCACTGCCACCAGTTCCGCTTTGCAGACACGGCCGGCCCGCTAACCGGGCACCCGTTCTTCTTCATGGTCGCGCAGGATCCGAGCGGCTTGAACCCTGACCCCGACTTCGGCAACACGATCACGCCGACAACGAACGACGAGCTTTGCATCTGGGCTCGCGTCTACATGAACGGCGACATCCTGACGACGCAGCAGCTCTCGTTTAGCGTCACCGACGTCACATGGTTCTGGTGGGATCTGTCGTCCGTTCCTGCTGGCGACCAGCTCGTCGAAACTTACTACCCGGCCGGCGGCTCGGCACTGCCGTCGACGTCGACGAACCTGTGGACGTCAACCAACCAACCAGGCGCAGCCGGCGAGGATTGGCTGCACTTCCACCAGATCGTCTATCGGCCGATCCGCACGCTGTTGTCGCAACAGCCGGCGCCGTCGTTCCAGTTCGGCACCGTCGCGCTAGCTATTCCGTCGACGTTCACGCCTCGGATCGGCACGAACGAGCGGTTTGGATTGAGCCGCAACAGCACGGTAATGAGCGGATTCCCGCTGCAGGTTACAACGCATCAAGGCGCTTGGTGGTATGGCACCAACCCGGGCACGTCGTTCCGCATCGCAGCCTACGGTCGAGACCGCGTCAACGCCGGCGTCGACGCGACGCGATGGTCAGCTGTGCGCTACCTGGGCATCCGGCTCGAATCGCTTTACGACGTGCTCGGACGAACGGAGACGCAGGTCGCAGCTCTAACAGGCAATCGCTACGGAGGACCGACCGAGGGCACGGAATACGTCGGGCTCGAGCGACCTGCGACGGGCCTGGTTTCGGCTCCGGCCGTCATGGCGACGGGCATCGTGCAGACGACCGGCTCGCACGATTACAACTGCGAGATCTATACGAACATCGGCACGGCGTTGTCGACGAGCATCGTGCATGCACATTCGCGCAACAACCAGAGCGAAGGGATCTGCGCTATGGCTTTTGCGCGCTACGGATTGGCGGCGAGCTCTGGCGCTGTGCAATACCGCGCGCGCTTTACGGGAGGACTGCTGGCGAGCAACTCTCGGCGAGACGTGCGCGATATCTACGTCCTGCAGCTCAACCTAGTGCAGAATCCGCAGCCCGATCCGACTTTGCCGGCGACGCCGACCTACCTGACTCTCTCGCCAGGTCGAGAAAGCGCCAACCCGGCGAGCCTCAACCCGCTACCGACGGCGCCCGATGCAGAGTTTGGAGAGGACGCGACGGTTTCGACGGAGCGCATTTCGGGCGCAACCGGTTACGAGCGAACCTGGCCGCTGTTTGGACGCGTCCGCCGGCAGTTCTCGCTGCAATGGTCCAACCTGAGCGGTGCAACCGGGCAAACGCTGCTCGACTTTTTGCGCGACAACCCTGCTTTCCGGTGGCGTCCGCATCGAGGCTCCTCAGATATCGCGGTCGTGCAGCTCGACGAGCCGACGCTCGAGCAGGTCTCCGGCCACGTTTACACGGTCTCCGCTCGCGTTGCCGAGCTCATCTGGACGCTCTAATGCCGATCACGCTGCCGTCGTCTTTCGTCCAGCAGATCGAAAAACCGCACGGCACATCGCCGCTGATCTGGCTCGTCGAGCTCGAGCTCGCCAGGCCGGCCGGCAGCGGCGCCGTCTCGACTCCTGGTCTCATCGTCCGGCTGTGCAACCATCCGCAGCAGATCACCTGGCCGGCCGGCGCTCCGTCGGTCACGACCTGGGACCCCTATGCCTTCACGTTTTCGCCGATCGAACAGACGAGCGAAGGCGACCTGCCGCAACTGGAGCTCTCCGTCGACAACACGACGAAGACGCTGATGCGTTATCTGCACGCCGGCAACGGTCTGGAAGGCAACTACTGCACGATCTACCTCGTCCCGACGTCCGGTCTCTCGATTGCGTATCCAGCGCACGAGTTCCAACGCTGGGACATGCAGATATCGGGCGCCTATGCGAGCGAAGAGGCCGTGACCTTCCGGCTCGAGAAGGCCAACTTCTTCACCCGCAACAGCCCGCAGGATCGCTACGTCGCCGGCCGTTGTCGCTGGGCATTTGGCAGCACGGAATGCGGCTACGTCGTCAACGCCGTCGCCGCCTATACGACATGCCCCAAAACGCTCGGCGCCTGCATCGCTCGAGGCCAAGACCACGCAGCTCGAGGACTTCCCGTCCTGCATCCGGCTCGCTTCGGCGGCTTCCCGGGCATCCCGCGGCAACGATGACGGCCGAGGACTGGCAGGACATCCTGCAGAGCCGATACCGTCTAGGAGGTCGCACCGCCGGCGTCGAGCTCGACTGCCTCGGGACCGTTCTGGAATGCTGCCGGCGACTCAATCTTTGCTTGCCGGACCCGTGGGCCGACATTCGCCGGCAATGGCTGGCCGGTCATGTCGAAGCCGCATGCGGTTTCCCGTCGTGCTGGTTCCGCAGAGCGGACCCGATCGACTTGCGCGAGGGCGACGTCTTGCTGTTCTATGGCTCGCACCCATGGGTCGCGATCGTCGCACATGCGCACGTCTGGAGCGCCGACATCGAGCTCGGCAGCGCCTACGCGCGGCCGCTGTTCCGATGGACCAAACGACCCGCCGAGGTCTGGTCGCATGATCCGGCTGCATGTCCGGCAAGGCCTGCTCGGTAGCGACGGCGTCGAGACTTTCCCGATCGAACATCGCGCCGGCATCACGCCGCGGCAGCTTGCGTTCGCGGTCGAACAGCACCTGCCGAAGAGTGTCGCGATCGAGGTCGCGCTAAACGGCGAACGGCTGGACGACTCAGCTCTCGACGAACCGCTGCCGGATGACTGCGATCTGATGCTTCTGCCCGTCACTAGCACGGGCGCCGAGCTCGTCGCCATGGTGGCGCAGGCCATCGTCACGGCCGCCGTCCTGTTCGCGGTCAACTACGTCGTCTCCATCCTTTCGCCTCGCCAACGGCCGGAAGGCGAAGGGCAGGATCGAGGCGACGAGAGCTCGCCTACGTACGCCTGGGACGGCATCCAAACTAACTACGGGCAGGGCTTCCCGGTTCCGTGGGTCTACGGCCGGCACGCCGTCGGCGGGCAGGTCATCTACACCGACGTCTCAGCGCAAAGCAACCTGGTCGGCGTCGACGATCGTCTGCGAATCATCCTGGCGCTCTGCGAGGGGCCGATCGCACGCATCGGCAACACGACCGCGAACGTCGTAGACGACCTCGGGGCGATCGTGCCGGTCGGCGGCGTCCCTCCGTCGACCTATCAACCGTTGCCCAGCGAGATTCGCATCAACGGCAACCTGCTGTCGAACACTAGCCAACAGCAGCAGGTCTGGGCGATATCGACAACGGTCTGGTCGCGCTGGGGCGGCAACAGCTTTTTGCAGCTCCCAAGAATCGGCGACGCAGTGTCTTTCTGGGATCGCTTCCCCGGCTTTTCAGCGACGCAGCACGTTCTGCGCGGACGTGGCTACGTCTACAACCTGCGCAACGGCGATCCTCGAGAGCTCGACATCGTCGTAACGCAGGGCATCGGCGGCGGCGTCAACGATTACATCGCGCTGGGCACCAACGACCCAGACTTCGACTCGGGTCCGCCTGCCGGCTGGGACATCAACACCGACGGACACGCGCAGATCGCCATCGCATCGTCGGCGCTACGGCTGACGGAGGTGCCAGGCGCTCGAGTATGGATTCGACCAGGCAACCTCGACCAGCCGGCTTTGCCAGGCTCCGTTTTCCCCGGCTCGGTGACGACCTACTCGCCTGGACAACAGCTCAACGAGCAAGACGACCAGCTCGTCTATACATACAACGCGACCGACTTGGTCAGCCTTGTCACCTTTGTCGTCGTCTTTCCAGGCGGTCTGTTCGCGCAATCGCCGCAGGGCGACCTGCTGCCGTATACGGTCAACTTCGCCTACGAATGGCGACGCGTCGGCACGACGACGTGGAACAACCCCGGCGCCGTTCCGATCCAGGCCATCACGGCGTCGACTCCGCAGCAATACGCGGCGACCTGGTCGATGCCGATCGGAACGCCGGCCGCGCCAGTAGCTGGACCGCTCGAGATCCGTCTCAAGCGCCTGACTCCATCCGGTGGCACGCTGACGGTCAGCTCTGCCATCTGGCGCAACCTGACGATCGCAACGCCGCAGACGCTGACATATCCGCGCGTCGCGCTGCTGGGCCTCGAGCTGTCGGCCGGCGCGCGCTTTTCTGGAGGTCTGCCGGAATGCAACGTGCGAATCGACGGCGCAAAGGTCCGCGTCTGGGATGCGACGCATGGCTGGTCCGCACCGACTTGGGACGTGCCGTCGGCGCCGCATAACTGGATGACCTACGCGCCAGGTCGTAACCCGGCGTGGATCCTGCTCGACTTCCTGCTGGCGCCGTGGGGTCTCGGCCGCTGGCTTGCCGAGTCCGATGTCGATCTGCCGGCGTTCCGCCGCTGGTCGATCTTTTGCGACAAGGATCCATCGCCGGCGACCCCGTGGGGCGAGCCTGCATTCACATGCGACCTCGTGGGCGATGCTCCGCGGCCGGCTTGGGAATACGTCCTGGCAATCTGCGCAGCCGGCCGAGCGACCCCGGTCTATCGCAACGGAAAGATCTCGGTCGTCTACCAATACCGAGACGCGCACGCTGACTCTCTGGTGTCGGTGCCGGCTAAAACCGCCGTGCAACTCCTGACTAGCGGCAACTGCGAAAACGTGCAGGTCACCTGGCTGCCAAAGGCCAACAGACCGACCGCGTATCTGTTCCAGTATCTCAACGAGACGCAGCTCTACGCGCAGGACGTTTTCCCCGTCGAGGATGGCGAAGGAACGCTCAACGATCCCGCGAACCTGCAGGGCGAAGAGTATCGGCCGGAGACCGTGCAGGCCTGGGGAGTAACCAGGCCGTCGCAGATCTACCGCGAGGGAGTTTTCCGGCATCGCGCGACGCGCCTGATTCGCCGCGAGCTCGTCTTCACAACCGGACCGTGGGCGCTGGCTGCCGAGGTCGGCGACGTCATCAAGTTCGAGCACGAGCTGCTGCGACCGTTCGGAGCCGACGTGCCGACCGCGATGTCCGTCGTCAAGGATGGAACGGCGACGAACCAGATCGAGGTCGACCACATCGTCGTCGGCGCGACGCAGGTCGTCGTGCGAGACGTCAACGGCATCGCGCAGACGAGAACCATCACGGCGATCGTCACCAGCGGCGGCATCTCGAGGCTGACGGTTTCGGGCGCATCGGTAACGATCAAGAAAGGCGCCGTCGCGGTCGTGGGTCTGGTCGACAAACTGGTCGAGGAATACGAGGTCGTCGGGATCACGCTACAGAAGGACCTAAAGCGCGAGGTCCGTTGCCTGCAGTGGGTTTCTGCACTGCACGACCCCGTGCCGCCAAGCGCCTACGACGGCGCCGGCGTCGATGCAACGGAAAGCACGCCTGCAGGCTATCTGCGGCAACCGGCGCAGGACGGCGAGCCGGAGGTCGAATCCGTCCGCATCTTGCCGCAACGCGATGCGAGCTTGTCCGTGACCTGGTCGAAACCGATCGCGCGCCGGCAGGCGAACGTCCGCGTCTATGTCCGCGACGCAACCATCGGCGAATGGCGCAGCTTGGGCGAGCATGCGGACGACAACGTCGTCGTCCAAGGCCTCGCAGCAGGTCGCTCCTACATCTTCGCGGCATGCCTTGAGCGCGTCGACGGCACCTACCAACTGCCCGAGCAGGCGACGCAAACGACCTACACCGTGCCAGAGTTCGGCGCGTTCGCCTTGCCAACGGTCAGCAACCTCACCGCAACCGATGCCGGCGACTGTGTCGTTGTGCGATGGGACGCTCTCGGCATGCGCGACGTGATCGGCTACGAGATTCGCGTCGGGCAAGATTGGGCCGCCGGCGATGTCGTCTATCGCGGCGAGGCTAACGAGGCCGAGCTGCGGCCGGCTCCATATGGTGGCACCCTGCTCGTCGCTGCCAGGTCCGTTTCCGGGCTCTATGGCGCCATCGCTTCCGCAACTGCGCCGACCTGGCGACCATACCCGACGGCGCAGCAGGTCGCGCTCGACGACCTGGCAGCGACGCCGGCCGGAACGCATAGCGGAACGGTTTACACCGGAGGACGCATCGAGCTGACGGCCGGCACGCTGGCCGGCATCTACACCGGACCCGAGCTCAATCTGACCTACCAGGCAAACGGCTACTGGCAGGTCTCGAGCGAGGCGAGAGAAATCGAGCTGGACACCGTGGACGACCTGTCGTTCGCGATCGACAGCGGCGAAGCGCTATGGCGCACCCTGAACGGCAGGCCGGCGAGCCCGTGCTCGCCAGGTATCGACTGGCAGACCACCGTCGACGACCTGGCGATGACTCTCGACGACCTGCCGTTCTCGTTTCTTGTGCATGGCAACGTCGGCGAGCCTGGCTCGCATACGCGAGCCGCGCTCGAGACGCGCTACTTCGCGAACGGATCTTGGTCGGCTTGGTCGACCCATCGAGACACCTACCGCGTCGCAAGCAAACTGCAGGCGCGCGTCCGCATCTTCCGCGAGGATCTCGGCTACGCTCCGAGCATCACGCGTCTCCGCTACTCTGTGAGCTTGTAGAACCATGGCGCAAAACTGGAACCTGCCGCCGGCCGGCACTGATTACGCGAACGTCGTTCTGAAGACGACTTTTCCCGATGCGATGGAGAGCCTGCGCACATGCCATTCAGGCGCGGCAGCTCCGACGTCTCCCGTCGCCTATATGCTGTGGGCAGACACGACGACCGGCTACCTCAAGATCCGCGACGGGGCCAACGTCGCATGGATCCGCGTCGCGCCGCTGGCAACGGAAAGCACCTACACGATGGCGAGCGACCTGGTCGCGAGCATGTCGGCGACGACGACGTTCCGCTGCGGCGCCGCGCTTCGCGCCGGCACCCTGCGGCGTCTGCTGGTCGTCGGCGAAACGGCGACGACCTCGACCGTCGCTAACGAGTGGCGCTTTCAGGTCACGCGCTACCCCGCCTCGGCGCCAGGCACGCCGGTCAACTGCATCAGCGCCAACGTCGGCACCTACACCGCGCTCGGCGGCGTCGGCGGCGGCGCGGAGCTCGTCGCCTTCGGCGCCTACCTGCTGACGCCGGACCAAAACACGACCGTCGCCGAGACCGACGTCTACACCGTGACCGCGACCGCCGTCGGAACGCCGACGACCGTCGCCAACGTGCGGATGATCCTCGAGGCCTACTGATGGCGCTCGACCGTCTCGGCAACACCGTAACGACCGGCACGGTCTACGTCGTCGCCGGCACGGCCCGCGTGATCGACGGCGACCAGATCGTCCTCGTCGGCGGCAACGGTGGCGAGACGGTCTTGCGCGCGAAGGCCGGCGACATCGCGCGCGTCGATGATCTGAGCGGCGGCGGCGGCGGCGGCGTTACCGACGGCGACAAAGGCGACATCGTCGTCTCGAGCGGCGGCACCGTCTGGACGATCGACGCAACCGGCACGCGAGACGACTCGACCTTCCTGCGAGGCGACAACGTCTGGCAGCACATCGAGGCGACGCGCTTCAACGTCAAAAACACCAGCGGCGGCACGCTGCCGAAGGGCACGCCGGTCTACGCGACGGGCTCGGTCGGCGCATCGGGCGCGACCGAGGTCGCCGGCGCAGACGCGAGCAGCTCGGCGACCATGCCGGCAATCGGGCTCCTCGAGGAGCAACTGCTGCACAACGGCGAAGGCTGGGCGCTGCCGCTCGGCATGCTGCGCGGCGTCGATACGTCGGCCTACGCGATCAACGGCATCGTCTACGTCGCCGCCGGCGGCGGTCTAACGCCGACCAGGCCGTCCGGCGATACGGACCTCGTGCAAAACATCGGCCGCGTCGTGCGCGTGCATGCGAGCACCGGCGAGATCCTGGTGCTCGGACCAGGTCGAACGAACGACGTGCAAAACCTGATCCCGACCGGTCGGCTGCCCGGCGCCGCCGGCGTGGCCGAGGTCGACTTCGGGCCGTTCCCCGGCCGAAGCGACACGTCGGTCGTCGTCACTGGGCAGACGCGCATCGGCTCGGGCGCGGCCGTGCAGGCATGGCTACAGCCGGCCGCGACTGCCGACCACACCGCCGACGAGCACCGCGTCGAGACGATCACCGTAACGGCCGGCAACATTGTCCCGGCGACCGGCTTCACGATCTACGCGAGCAACTCGTCGCAGCTCAACGAGCCGCTCGAGGTCGCAGGTCCGTCGCGCTTTCGCACGGCGGCGGCGACTGTCTACGGCTACGCAGGCCGCAGCCGCGGCGGCATTGGCACGCGAATCTGGGGCCGTTGGAACGTCGGCTGGCGCTGGCTCTAATCACACCACGAGGAAGACATGGCTATTCAACTGCAGGGCAACGGCGGCACGATTGCCGAGGTAGATGGAACCAACTACCGCGCGATGCGCGCAACGCTGCGACCGCACGACTACGGCGCGCTCGGTAGCTATCGGCTGTCGTTGCTGTCCGGCACGATGGCAGCCGGTCTAGCAGCGAACGCCGAGGTCTGGCAGTTCCGCTGGTCCGATGCAACGCGCCTCTGCGTCGTGACGAAAATCGTCATCGACGGCATCAGCAACACCGCGACCGCGTTCACCGCCGGCGTCGGCAATATGCAGCTTTACGTCGCGCGCTCGTGGACGGCAGACGGCTCCGGCGGCACTGCTGCAACGCTGACGGGCAACAACACCAAACTCCGCACGGACATGGGCGCGACTTTGCTGGGCTCGGCGCGTATCAGCAGCACGGCCGCGCTAACTGCCGGCACGAAGACGCTCGACACCAACGCCAGCGGGCAAATGTCGCTCGCGTTTCCTGCCGTGGCATCGACGCAGATCGAAAACCGGATCGCGCTCTTCGAGCCCAACCCCGGCATGGAGTCGCCCTTCATTCTCGCGCAAAACGAAGGGCTGGTCATTCGTGCAACCGTGCCGGCAACGGGCACCTGGGCGTTCGGCGTCACCGTCAACTGGACCGAGCTGACGGAATACTGACATGCCGGCGAAGATCATCGTTTTCCACCCGCACATCGAGCTCGAGGACGGCGCGATTGAATACTGCGCCGCCTACCGATTCACGGAACCCGTGAACGGCGTCGAGGACGGCGAGATCGGCTACGAGCCGGCACCCGGCACGACCGAGGAGCAGATCCTCGACGAGATCAAGGTCCTCGCCGTCGCGCACGCCAACCTGCAGACGTCCGACGCTGTCCCGTTCACGCTGGCCGACGTCATCACATGGGAGGCTCGACCGTGACCGCGCACGATCACACCAAGCAGTGGGAACGCTGGATGCGCCTGGCATCCGTGGCGACGACGTCGGTCGTCATTCCGGGCATCGCGTGGGCATTTACCATGTCGCGCGATATTCACGAGCTGCGCAGCCGCGTCGATATGCTGGCGCAGCAGATCGACACCGACCGGCGCGGGCTCGCGAGCATTTGCGACGAGCTCAAGGGACTGCGCAGCTCGGTCGAGGCGCTGCGCTCCGACGTGCTCCAACGCATGACCCGCGTCGAGACCCGCCTCGAGGACCAAAAGGCTCCCAAATGATCCGCACGACCATCCTGCTCCTGGCGCTGCTCTGCGCGCCGTCCTGCACGCTCTACACCCGGCTCTCGGATGCCGTCGACCGCGTCGACATGGCGACGAAGGAGACCGAAAAGGCGCTCAAGGGCGTCGAGGCCGGTCTCGCGCAGCTCGGCGACCGCGGCCGCGAGCTCGCCGACACGGTGGCGCAGGTCCGCGTCGCCGTCGTCGAGGCCGACCGCAACGGCGACGGCCGCGTCTCCGGCGTCGAGGAATGGTACGGGCTTGTCCTGCAGCTCTTGGCGATCTTCGGCGTGGGCGGCTACGCGGCATCGGTCAACGGCCGGCGCCGGGCGACCGCGCAGCAGCTCTACGCGGCGATCGACGAGCTCAAGGACCGCGTCCGCGGCACCGCGCCCGCAGCGCCGACGCCGCCGGCGGCCGAATGAGCCGCAGGAGCTCGCAGGATCGCGCGCCGTTGCCGGCCTGGCTGTCGGCCGCCTGCGCGGCGATCGCCGCCTGCGCGGCATCCTGCGCGACGACGCAGGCTCTTGCGGACGCTCCGGTCGAGTTCTGGACGACCGCCGAGAAGCTGGTCGTCGCCGTCGGGCAGGACCTCGAGGCGCTGCTGCTGTTCCTGCTCGGCCTCTGACCGTTGCGCGCGAGGCCGGCCGGCGGCATGCTGGTCGGCGGTCCTGACCGGGCCGCGGGCTCGTCGTCCGCACATGAGAGTGGCGATTCGTTCTTTCCGGGCCGACCTGCTGCGAGGCAGGCCGGCCCGGCTTCATTCTGGGACGGATTCGCAGGGAAAAGCACGCGCGCAAACCGCGGCGCCGTCGGCATCTGCGGAAAGCAGACGGAAAAAGAACGGAAAGCAGTAGACAAGCGAGCGCGTCGTGCCGATAGTGTCTGCATGAACGCCACGACCACCTCGCAGCAGATCGCGCAAACCATCCTCTCGCAACTCGGCGGATCGCTCTTCGTCGCCATGACTGGCGCGCGCGACCTGCTGCAGCTCGAAGCCGGCCTTCGCTGCCGTATGGGCCGCGGCGCGCTGTGCTCGCACCTGCAGATCGACCTGGACCTGGCGACGGACACCTACACGGTGTCGACCTACAAGATCCGCGGCCTGAACTGCCGCGAGCTGGCGCGCGTCGAGCAGGTCTACGCCGACGCGCTGCGCGGCACGGTCGAGCAACTGACCGGCTTCTTCCTCTCCTTCTGATCGACAACCGCGGCACCTTCGGGCGCCGCACAACCCGCCAACCCTCAACACCCGCACGACATGAACACCCGCACGACATACCGCAGGCGCCCGGTCTGGGCATTCTCCGACGGCTACGACCTCGACGGCGTCGAGCTGCTGCACGCTCGCCTCTGGGACGTCTATGCGCAGCAGTGGCGCTGGTTCTGGTCCTACGACCACATCCCGCCGGCGATCCGCGCGTCGCTGACGCAGCGCGAGCGCGTCGCTTTGCGCCGCAACCTGGCAGCGGCGCCGCAGCCGGAGGCCGCACGATGAGCCGCCGCATCCTGGCACGCTCGGGCGAACGCGTCGCCGTTCTGCCGCGCGGCTGCGACGCTAATGCGATCGCACGTCTGCGCGACCTCGCTCGCCGACGCTACGGCTCAGCCGCCGGCATCCACACCGACGACGTCGGCAGGGTCCAGGTCATCCTGCGCCGGTCCGGCTGCAATGCGTCCGACGTGCTCGGCTACATGTCGGCCGCATCGGTCGAGCAGGAGGCCGCACGATGATCGGCCGCACCGTCCGCGCCGTCGCGGCGCTGCTGTTCGCCGGCGCGCTCGTCGCGCAGGCACCGACGCTACGCGACCTGGACGCCGCACGCGCAAAGCTGCGGCCGCTGCTTGACGCTCTCGTGCAGGTCGAGAGCTCCGGTCGAGACGACGCCGTGGGCGATTCCGGCAACGCGCTCGGCTCGCTACAGATCTGGCGCGTCTACTGGTCCGACGCGCTCGAGCACGCGCCGGCGATCGGTGGCGTCTACGAGGACGTCCGCACGCGCATCTACGCCGAGCGCGTCGTCGTCGCCTACTGGCTGCGCTACGCCGCGGCCGCCGTTCGCGACGGCGACCTCGAGCGCCTGGCGCGCGTCCACAACGGCGGCCCGCGCGGTCACCGAAAGCGCGCGACGGTCGGCTACTGGCAGCGCGTTCAGCGCGCGATGGAGGCTCGCCATGCTGCGCGATGAGCACGACGACCAGGTCGGGCAGGACATGATCGACGCCGTCCGCGCGTCCTACCGTGACCGCATGCGGCTCGGCGACGGCGACTACGACGCGGACGCCTGCGCGATCGTCCAGATCTGCGACGAGCTGCTGCGCCTGCGCCGGCGTCGCTGGCATCGCGAGGCCGAGCTGCGCGCGGCGCTGTTCGCGATCACGCGGACGGCTCGCCGCGATGGGGCGAAGGACTGGCTCGATCTTGGCCGCGTCGACGGCTCGGCCGATGACGTTACCGCGCGCGAGATCACGGCGCTGTGCGACGCGATCGACGGCGCCGGCGATCTGCTGCAGCGGCTGCAGCGGGAGGAGGCTTTGCGATGACCGACTACGGAACACCGCCGGCAGACTGCCGCGACCCGCACTGGTGGGAGGTCGAGCAGGCGAACGCGCGCACCTTGGCGCGCCGACCCGAGCTCGCGCTCGAGGCCGGCGAACGCTACGCGGGCCGCGTGCATGCGGGCTACGATTTTCCCATCGACGTCTCGCGCGCAAACGACCTGCGCGCGAACGGTCGGCTCTGCGCCCGCTGCGACGGGCACGGATGGTTCAACCTGCGCCGGTCTGTGCTCTGCGGATGGCACTGGGCGATCTGCTGGTCGTGCGAGGGCTACGGCCGCGTGCCGGTGGAGGTCGACCGATGAGGCACCCGCCGCGACTCGTCCGCGACGACGACCCGCCGCCGCGCGGCGTCGATTGCTACACCCTCCTCGGCTGCGCCGTGCTGCTCGCCGGCGCGGTCCTCGTCCTCTGTGCTCTGGTCTCCATCCTGCAGGCTCTCCGATGACTCTTCCCCCCAACAACGACCCGCGGACCTGGTCCGTCGGCGACTGGTGCTCGACCTACGAAGGCTCGCTCGTCGAGCTTGCGGCCGAGCTCAACGTCACGCGGCAGGCGCTGCTGCATCTGCGAGCCGGCAAACACCGCCGACCGCCGGTCGACCTGCTCGAGCGCCTGGCCGACGCGCTGTCTCGTCGCTCGACGTTCCGCCGGCGCTTCGTCACGCCGACCGCCGACCAGCTCGTGGCGCTGTGGTATCGCGAGCACGGCGTCGACTTCTCGCAACCTCCGAGCGTCACGCCGCGCCGTTCGCGTTGCGTTACGCGTAACGCTCCGTAACGTGACGCCATGGCTCACTTCGTCAAACTCGACGCCGGCATTCTCGACTCGTCTCTTTGGCCGCAGGTCGAACCTCGGACGGTGTTCCTCACGGCGCTGCTGATGGCGCGGCCGGTCGAGCTGACCGAACCCGTCGAGGCTCTGCAGGTCCGCACGCTCGACCGTCTCGGGCTGACCATTCCGGCAGGATGGTATGGCCTGGTCGAGGCGAGCGGCATCGGCATCGCAGGCCGTGCCGGCCTGACCATCGACGCCGGCCTTTCCGCGCTCGAGCGCCTCGCCTCGCCGGATCCCGACTCTCGGACGCCTGACTTTGACGGGCGCCGCATGGTCCGAATCCCTGGTGGCTGGCTTGTCCTCAACTTCATGCGCTACCGCGAACGCGACTACCGCGCCGCCGAGCGCATGCGCCGCTATCGCACCCGCAACCGCGTCTCGCGTGACGCTGAACCCGTAACGTTACGCGTAACGGCCCGTAACGTTACGCAAGCAGAAGCAGAAGCAGAAGCACAAGCAGAAGTACACATGCAGAAGCAGACGCACACACACGCGCGGCCGGAGGCCGCGCTACCGCCGGCTGCGCCGGCTGGGCGGTCTGCGAAGCGCGAGAAGGTCACGGCCGGACGTCCCGACGAGGTCGCCGCGGACCTTTGGCGCGACTTCCTGACCCTGCGACGGGCAAAGCGCGCGCCGCTCACCGAGCGAGCGCTCGCCGGCATTCGTCGGCAGGCCGACCTCGCCGGCAAGACGCTCGGCGAGGCGATCGAGCTCTGCATCGAGCGCAACTGGCAGAGCTTCGACGCGACCTGGCTGCGCGTCGAGGCTAGAGGCCGGGCATCGGCCGACGCGGCGCGCCGGCACACCTTCCGGGCAAGCGACTACGGCGAGGGAGGCGCGATCTGATGACGCACACCATCACGCAGACGTGCGAGCGGCACGGCGACTACCAAGCGCCGGCGCCGATTCGCCGGCCGCTGCTCGGGCGCATCGTCACGGTCTGCCCGACATGCGCCGCCGAGGAGGAGGCGACCGCGGCCGCCGCTGCCGAGGCGCACCGGGCCGCGCAGGAGGCCCGCCATTGGGCCGAACGGCTCGACGCCGCCAAGATCCCGCCTCGCTTCCGCGATCGCACCCTGGACGCGTATACGGCCGCAGGCGAGGGCCAGCGCGCCGCGCTCGCGTTCGCGCGCACCTACGCCGGCGACTGGTCGACGATCCGCGAGACCGGTCGGTCGGCGATGTTCTGCGGTTTGCCGGGCACCGGCAAGACGCACCTCGCCGCCGGCATCGCGCTCGCGTGGATCTCTGCCGGCGCCTCTGTCCGATGGTCGACCGTGCAAGGGCTTGTGCGCGAGATCAAAGACGCCTGGCGCGCCGATGCCGACCGCAGCGAGCGCCAGGTCGTCGCCGGCTACGTCGAGGCCGACCTGCTGGTCCTCGACGAGCTCGGCGTGCAGTTCGGCAGCGCGTTCGAGCGGGACCTGCTCTTCGGCCTGCTCAACGACCGCTACGAGCACCGGCGGCCGTGCCTGCTGCTGACCAACCTGCCGCGCGACGCGGCGCTCGAGCTGCTGGGCGACCGCGTAGCCGACCGTCTGCGCGAGGACGGCGGACGCGTGCTCGTCTTCGACTGGCAATCGCATCGAGGATCGGCTACACCGCGGCCGCGCGACATGGCAGGCGAGCGCGACCGCTGACCCGGTCCGAGCTGCTGCAGCGCGGCCATCTGGTCGGTCCCTCCATCCCGCCGGCACGATCGCCGCCGAGCGAGCTCGGGCGCCTGCCGTCTTCCTGCATGGCATCGACGCGCGTCTACCCCATCACCGCCTGCACGGCTCTCGACGGCGACACCGTGCGCGTCGTGCTCGACCTTGGCTGGCGCCTTGCCTACCGCGTCGACATGCGCCTCGAGACCTTCGACGCGCCGGAGCTCGGCGGCATAAGCAACGCCGCCGGCCGCGCCGCGCGCGAGGCCGTCGCCGCATGGCTCGACTCGCGCATGGCCGACGGGCTCGAACTCGTCTCGGTCAAGCTGGACCTATTCGGGCGGAGCCTCGGCGACATCCGCACCGCCGCCGGCGAATCGCTGACGACCTGGTGCCGCGACTACGGACTGGTCCGCCCGACCGGCCCGTCCGGCCGCCGGCCGACGTGGACCGACGCCGAGCTCGCGCAGGTCGTCGTCGCCGCCGAGCAGGCGATCGCCAAGATCCGCGCGCGCGCATAGCATCGCGAAGCCGCTCGTCGCGGCAACCGCGGCGCCTATCAACGGGGCAGGCGATGGCGCCGCGGTCTTTCGCTCTGCCGTTGCATTTGGGGGCCGAGCCCGATACCATGCGCGTCGTGACCAGACGACCGCAACCTGCGCACGAGATCGCGCCGATCTCCGAGGCCGAGCTGCTGCGCGGCTACGCGCGCCGGATCGGTCTGCGCGACCCGCAGGCCGCCGCCGACAAGACGGGCGAAGGCCTCTACCTGATCCTCGCCGAACACCTCTACCGCGCCACACTATGCGAGCACGAGACCAGGCCGTCGCGCTGATCTGCGAGGCGATCGAGCTCGTCGACCGCGCGCGCCAATGCACGACCGTCGGCGCGAGCGAGCTCGAGGCCGGCTGGTCGCGCGAGGTCGCCGTCCGCCTGTTGCGCGACGCGCAGATCGCCTGCCGCGGCGCCATCGCCGAGCTGCGATCGCTGCGCGCCCGACCCGAGAATCTCCCCCCACCCTCACAAGACGACTGACGACATGCGAAACACCGCACACTTACACCGATCGACCGACCCAGACACGAGCCGCCAGGCCGCCGAGATCGCCGCCGGCGTCGCCGACGCACACGAAGACCGCATCCTTTGGACGCTCGAGAAGGCCGGCCGCCGCGCCGATGCCGCGATGACGGCCGAGGAGATCGCCGAGGCCTGCGGTCTGACCGCGCACCAGGTCGGCCGCCGCGTCGGCCGGCTAATCCTGCAGGGCAAGGTCGAGGTCGTCGGCTCGAAGGTTTTGTCGACCGGCCGCGCCGGCCGCACCTACCGGAGGACCCGCTGATGCAGGCGCTACTGCAGGCGCTCTGCGCCGCCGTGCCGGACATCTCGAACCCGCGGAAAGATAGCAAGAACCCGCACTACCGCAGCACCTACGCCTCGCTCGAGGCCGTGCTCGACGCCGTGACGATCCCGCTGCAGCGGCACGGGCTCATCCTGACGCAGACGCTTCGCAGCACCTCCGGCGCCGTCGAGCTCGTCACGACGCTCTGGCACGCCGAGAGCGGTCAGCACATCGAGAGCGCCGTGCCGCTCAACCCGGCGAAGGCGGACCCGCAGGGTGTTGCTGCCGCGACGACCTACTACCGCAGGCTCGCCATCAAGACGCTACTCGGCCTGGCCGAGGTCGACGACGACGGCAACGAGGCGAGCACGCCGCCTGCTCGAGCGAAGGCCGAGCACGCAGCGCCGGCAGCACCCGCGCCTGCGCCATCGAAGGCTGTGCAGCAGGTCGTCGAGAAACTCGGCGGCGAGCAGGTCACGACGCCGGCGAGCGAGGTCGTCGCCAAGATGCTGCGCGCGAAGACGATCGTCGAGCTCGAGGAGCTGACGACGCACGCGCGAACGCTCGACACGGCCGGCAAGCAGGCCGCGCGCGCCGCCTACAACAGCCGGCGATCGGTCCTGCAGCGCGAGGTCGAAGCATGAGCGGCGGCGCCTTCGACGGCCCGACCTGGCAGGACGTCGTGCTCGTCCGCCGGCAGGCCTGGGCCGTCGTCTCGATGCCGTTCGACGACGTTCTGCAGGTCGAGCTCGACCGCGACGCCGGCGCCGCAGCTCTGGCGCAGTATTGCGGATGCGAACGCACGCACGCTGTCTGCGACGATTGCGGCGTCTCGCTGCGGACGGTCGAGGTCGCCTTCTCGGCGAGCATCAACGACCGCGTCCGCAAGGCCTGGCTGGATCGCGCATGCGACCACGAGATCGAGGCACGGCATCGCCGCTGGCAGGAGCTCTCGCGATGACTGCGCCGACATGCACAGCAGAGGAGATCCGAGCCTATTGGATGGCGCGCGTCGACGAATCGGACATGGGATGCGATTGGTCGGAAGCATTGGAAAGATGCTGGCGATGCTCTCGCAAAGGACGCCGAGGCAAAGCTCTGCAACGCTGTCACATCGTGCCGCGTAGCATCGGTGGGCAGGACGTGCCGTCTAACTACGTCCTGCTCTGCCGTTGGTGTCACGATGAGGCTCCCAACGTGCCCGACGCCTCCTACATGTGGCAATGGATTCGCGAGACGCACGCGCCGTTCTACGACCAGCACGAGACGGAGCGGTGGTGGACCGTGGCGCGTCGGATTGAAATCGACCTGCTGCTTGTCGATTGGTTGAAGGCTTTGCAACTGCTGCGGCAATGCGGTCGCCATTTACCGCAGGAAAACGGCTACACGCTCACCGAAGGAACCATCGAATGGATCCTGCGCAACGCCGGAACGAGGCAGTGGACGGAGCAGGAAGCAATCGCGGCGCTTCAGCAGGTCCAGCACCAATGCGAGGCCTTGGCACCATGAGCAAGCCGAAGGAGATCACCATGCGACGCTGCGCGACGTGCGGCGTCGACTTCGCGCGCAACATCCACCAGCGGCAGCCGAACTGCTACGCTTGCATCTACAAGGCGAGCAACGGGCACCCGCTGGCAAGGCACCGGCACACGCCGGCCGAGCTCGCCGCGATCGTGGCAACGCTCGACGACCGCGTCGCCGACGAAACGCGCATGCCGTGGGAGCGGCGCTATCCCAAAGCATGAGCGCAACGCCGACCGACGAGGAGCTGCGCATGCTGCGCGCGACGTATGAGCACTGCCGCCGATGGGCGCATGCCGGGATCGTCGGCGCGAACGCCGTTACGCTGATCGCCGCGCTCGACGAGCTGCTCGAGCGCCGCGCGAAGGATCGGCCGGCATGATCGACGTCGCCTTCTTCGCGGTCGGCCTGCCCAAAGGGCAACCGCGCCCGCGCGCCTTTGTGCGCGGCCGGCGCGCCTCGGTCTACGACCCCGGCACCGCGAAGGAGTGGAAGATGCAGGTCGCGCTCGCTGCGCGACCGAAGCAACCCGCGACGCCGATCGTCGGCCCGTGCGCCGTGGCGATGATCTTCTACCTGCCGCGGCCGCAGCGCCTCGAGGCCAAGACGGCCGACCCCGGCCGCGTCCCGCACGTCGCACGACCCGACCTCGACAACCTGGCGAAGGCCGTGCTTGACGCGCTCACCGACGACGACTGGTTCGTCGACGACTCGCAGGTCGTGCAGCTCGACGTGCAGAAGTGGTACGCAGCACGCGGCGCCGCGGCCGGCGTCGCCGTGCGCATCGTCGAGCTGCATCCCGACGGCACCCAACCTAGTAGCAACTAACCATGCCCGAACCGATCATCGTCGAGAACCTGGCAACCCTGCCGCAGACTGGCTGGATCTTCGTCGGCATGCCGAAGGCCGACCTACCGCAGGAGCCCGCCGGCTGGCTGCGCGACGGCGTGCAGCGCCTTCCGTGGGTCCGCGAGCTCGGCGGCGTTCGCGTCCTCGCCTCGCTGCCGGCGTCGACCAACGTGCCGACACGCCGGAAGCTGGAGTGGGACGCGTCCGCGAAGCCCGAGCCGTTCGCGTTCCATCCCGCGATCACGCGCGACGTTCTGGGCATCCTGCCGCGCTATGAGCTCGACGGCATCGACGGGCACCAGGCCGCCGACGCGCTGCAGCTCGTGCAGGCCTCCGAGGCCGCGCAGGTCTGGCGCCATCGCGTCACCTGGCCGGCGCGCCGCGTCACGCTCGACGCCTACTACACCGTGACGTCGCAGCACCCGACCATCGAGTTCGGCCTGCATGCCGTGTACGGCACGACCGCCAACGACGGGCAACCGCAGGTCGTCAACGACCTGGGCGAGCTGCGCATGCTCTCGCGCGCGCAGATCCACACCGACTTTGCACGCCGCAACGGACACGCGGCGCCGGCCTGGCAGCAGACGACCTGCGTGCAGCAGATCGTCCCGCCGGGCGTCATCTGGCACCGCGCCTCCCGATTCGAGCTGCGCGGCGCGCTGCTGACGCAATACGACCCGGCGCGCCAAGAAGGGCGCCCGATGCAGGGCGTCTACACCGGCTGGCACAACGACTGGCTCGCGCTCGGCAAGATCCCGCAACGCACGCCGGACCTCGACGCGCTACGCCGGCAGCAGCTCGCCGCCTACCTGGCACCGGCTGCCGGCCGATACGTCGACCCGCGCCCGCGAGCTCAACCGCGCAGCAGCGGGACGACCGGCGACCAGCCCGACTTCGGCGCCTCGAGCGACCTCGCCGTCGTCACGCTCGACCCGTGGGAGATCCATGACGCGCTCTGGCAGTGTCAGAGCTTCGCGCAACGACCGACTGGCAACCGCGAGCCCAACGGCGAGCCGATGCGCGCCGAGCTCCACCCGGCAGCACGCACGCACAACCAGCGACCCGACCTCGGCCTCGGCCGCGCCGATCGCCTCGGCTGGCCGGGCGTCAATGCGATCCTCTGGATCCCCTCGCCGGCTACCTGCGAGTGGACAACGGGCGACGACCAGCACCGCTCCGACCTGCTGCTGCATGCCACCTACGCGCTAACCCGCGACCCGCTGCTTGGCGCCATCATCCGCGACCACATCGAGCTCGACCGCACCGATCACTACGTCGTCGAGCATCTCGTGCCGGCGCCTCGAGCGGTCGGCCGTCTCGCGCTCGCGCGCGCGAACCAGGTCTGGCTTGGATTCGCCGGCGCACTGCCGACGCTGACGGGCGCCATCGACGACGCGATCGCCTCGACGCCGCTGACGACCCTGCCGGCCGATCGCATCGTCCGCACCGTCGGCGGCCGCGAGCAGGCGAAATACGGCTGGACCAACTCGCAGACCGGGCAGCCGGTCATCGGATGGCAACCGTGGCAGGAGGCGATCGCCGCGATCGGCATGCGCGCCGCCGCGAACGTGACCGAGGGCCACTGGTCCGAGCGCGCCGGCAACTACGCCTACCTCGTCGCGCGGACCGTCGTGCAGCAAGGATGGCGCCTCGAGGCCGGCCGATGGTGGCACGCCTACGCCGTGGCATGGAACGAGGGCCGGGCCTGGACCGCGCGCACGGACTGGCCGGCCAACCTCAACTCCAACGGCGACGGCTGGACTGACGCGATCTTCGTCACGGGCGCATGCACGCCGTGGACGCTGGCCGCATCGCAGATCCGCCGCGCATTCGACGAGCTCGCGCGCGCGCAGCTCGACGCCTTCGGCCCGCCGCGCACCATCGCCGAGGCTCGCTGGCGCGCAATCTAAGCAACCGCGACCGGCAGCACGTCGCGGCCGGCAACCACAACCGCAGAGGATCCGATGGCAATCACCGTAACGACCGCAACCCCGAACGACTTCGAGCAGACCTACACTTACGCCTCGCTGGCCGCCAACGATACGACGGCCGCGATCCCGATCTGGGCAGGCGAGCGCGTCATGCTGCAGATCACCGCGTATGCCGGCAGCGGCGCGATCACCTGCTTCACGTCGCTCGACGGCACGGCGTGGGCTCCTGCATACGAAGGCGCAGGCGCCGCGCTGGCGATCGAGGCGATCGCACCGACCGGGGCGAACGGCCGCGTCTACTCCGTGCAACCAGCTCGCTTCCTGCGTCTGGTGCTCGCTGCCGGCGTCACGTCCGCGCAGGCGATCGTCGTCGTCCGTCGCAGCGCTGAGGCGGCGCTCTCCTGATGGCGATCGACTACGTCGTCACGCGCCCGAACGCGCTCGAGACCGTCTACACGTTCCCGTCGCTGACGTCGGCCGACGTGACCGATGCCATCCCCGTATGGCCGGCTCGGCGCCTGCTGATGCAGACGGTCCGGCACGACGCCAAGGGGCCAGTGACTCTACAGGTTAGCAACAACGGCACGAGCTGGACGAGCGCCTACGAGCGCACCGGCTCGACGACCCTGGCCGCCGGCGTGCAGGACGACGCAGAGAACCTCCGCGTCTGGGATTGCGAGCTCGCTCGCTTTGCCCGCGTCCTATGCGACACGACCGACGCCGAGGTCGTGCTCGTCGTCCGTCGCGCTGCCGAGGTCGCTTCGTGACTAGGCACGCGCCGCACCTGGCAGCACGGGCTCGGCCGAGCAGGGCAGGCACCCGCCACCATGCCCGCCTGGCCGCCTGGGCAGGCACGGGCACGCGCCTCGCCGGCAGGGCAGGCCTGCCGTCCGCGCGCGCGGCGGCTCGATCCTGGGGGCGCCTGGACCCCCTGGGCACCCCCCCACCCCCCCCGGCTCGCGGGTCCCTGGTGGGGGGGCCACCCTATGGTGGGTCGCGGGCGAG